TCAAACTGTTTATAAAATCCTGGACAGTCCCCTCATTCCCTGCCTGTAGCCAAATCTCGTATGCTGAGTAGCCCCTTGGCCCCCCCTTTTCTAGGCTAATATCTATAACTGTACTTTCTATTCTGCTTTCTATTTTTGCATTATCTTCTATTTTGACACTAAATTCTTTACTCATAAGTAACCTCTCCCTCTATCACGAAATTAGATGGATGCACTAAAGTTTTTACTTCACCGTTGAATTTAGTTAATTGAATATCATATACATATTTTCCATACTTTAATTCTTTAGTATCTTGTGGCTCAATTTCAATCAATGCTTTATCATCTTTGAAGATAGTTATGATTTTTTGCAATAATTTTTCCTCTGTTTTTACCGACTTTTTAACTGTAAAATAAATAGTATCACCATCTTCAATATATGGTCTATTATCTTTTATGCATGATACTACGATTGATTCAGTATCCCCTCTTATCATACTTAGATTAGTTCCCTGTATCTTCATATAGCACCTCCTAAACTGTTCAATAATTCTATTATAAGTATCTAAATTTATAATCAAAAATTATATTATTTATGTTCAAATTAACCCCACTGATATTTATTTTATTTAAATCAATTATTGATATATCATACTTGCCTAATGTGCCATTGAATAACCTATCTAAAGTAGCTATACTTGTATCAAAATTAAAATCTGTTATTTCATACCAGTTATTATTTACTGCAATAAATCTACCTATAATATCTAAATCTTTATTTTCTTCTATATAAATATTGTTACTACCATTTATAAACTCTATATTTTTATATCTATCAACTCTATTAGAACCTTCTATTTCAATGAACCCACCTTCGTGATAAGAATTTGCTAATACATCATCAACTCTTACATGCCCTTTTTGACAATCAACTACCATTTCAACATTGCTTAAATCTGTCAAAGTAAACTTCTGGTCTGTTGTTAAGTTTTTTATAGTAAGCTCATCTGCACTTCCATTGATGGTTATTATTGGCTTGGTTCTATAATTACCACCGTTATAAAGCAATATATTTGTAGTACCTGTAATATTTTCTACTCTAAATGGCGGTGTTTCATTATCCAATAATATTCCAGAATCATATAACCATGAAGGGTCTAAACTTTCATAATCATCTACACTATTAGCATATGAATATGCAAATGGGTCAAATGCCTTAAATTCTATTGTAAAATTACCACTATACAAGTGTCTTGATTTATCACCCATAGGCATATAATTAAACTCTGGGTTACTAGAAATCTTTGCTATATAATATTTATATGGAGCTTCATCAAAAGTTAATTCTCCTATTCTTTTTGGATTTAACCAATTTTGAATAGCTCTTAATGTGTTTTCATCTACATCTTTAACAAAACAATTAACTGTTCTTGGCTTGCTATTAAAATTAGTACCAAAATAATATTCACCATCAAATCCATCAACCGATTCTACTTTATCTACAAAGTCTGCAAATAAAGGTTTTGTATATGTATTTCCATTAGATACTGCATATACATTAAATTTAGAACTATGTATCCCACAAAATGAAAAACCAATAAACTTTTCTAAAATATTAATCACCTCACTTTTAAACCACCTATCTTACCTTTGAAACAGATAGTTGTAAACCCATTCCTTTAATACTATTATAAATACTGTCTTTAACTTTATTGCCTAATTTATCATAGTCTGTTTCATTTTCTAATTTTTCTACATTTACTACTACATCACCAATAGTAGTATTGATTATTTTATCTCCATTTGAAAGTTTGCCTATACCACTTGCCATATTAAATGGACTTTTTTCTAGATATTTAGTAAATTTTTGGAATGTTTCAGTTTGACGAGCATTTAAAAACGCCTCTGGATTTTGTTTATCACCATGAACCATCGCCATTCCTGTATAATCAACCAATCCACCTTTTTTATATGCTTTTACATCTTTCTTTCTAAACCAACCTGTACTACCTGACGATAATTTATGATGTCTAACCCTTAACCAGCCATTTCTATCTTCTAATACTGTATACAGTGGGTCATTTTTATAATATTGATTAAGAGGTGTTCCACCTATAGAGGCATATATCTTAGCACCTTTAGCATTTATTTTGCCACCTTTAGTAATAGCTTTGCTGGAAGAAGAGCTACTAGAAGAGCTAGTTGAGCTTGATGGTGTTGTGACCTTGGGTTTAGAAGTTGTTTTTTCTATCTCTTTTGATGTTTTTAATTTACCATCCATAACCGCTTTAGCAAATTCAATAGTGTCGCCCCAACCTTCTAAAAACGCTTCCTTTTGTAATTTGCCTGCTTTTTTATATTCATCACTGTGTTCTTTTAGGAAGTCAGTTATGCTTTTTTGACTACCTTGCATAATATTTTCAACTTCATCCCAGTATTCTTGCATACTTTCTTCCATAGCTTTAAAATGTTCATCTAAAGCTTCTTCTTCTTGCTGTAGTTTCTCTATTCGGCTATCTAGTGCTTCTTCTTGTGCTTCAATTTCTTTAAGTAAACTATCTTCATATATTTCTTCTCTTAACTGTTCCATCTGTTGACTTAAATCTAATTTTTCCTTTTCAAACATTCCAGAATTGTCAAGAGATATTTTATTAAATCGTTCTTCTAATTCTTTTAGTCTTTCCTGTTTCTTCTGTTCATCTTTTTCTTGTTGTCGTGCATTATATGCTTCACGGAGTAGTCTTTTTTCTTCTTCAAGATGTTTTATTTTATCCTGTATAATCTTTTTGTTTGCTTCATATTCCGCACGAACTCTAGCTTTAACTGCATCTAAAACTAATTCTTGTGCTGATATTACACCATCTCGTAATTCTTTATCATAATCCTTAAGTGCCTGGGTATTTTGTAATATTGCTATTTCGTTTTGCTTTATACCTTGGGTGTATTGTTGTAATAAGCCCTCTAATTCACGATATTCATCAGAAGTTTTACTTAATGTTTTCATTTTGGCTTCAATTTTATTTATATTGGATTGATATGTTTTATTTAAATCTTTAAGCAACATATTTTCTTGAATACGAAGTTTTATATATTCGTTTTTATTATCAAGTGCAAGTGCATATTCTTGGTCTAATTTTATAAGTGCTAATTCATATTCTATTGCTTCTGAGCTTCTACGAATATTTTCTACCCATTTTTGGAATGCTTCTCGTGCTTTTTTTTCTGCATCCGTTTCTTTTGTAGAAGATTTAGAACCACTAGTTGAAGTTTTTGGTGCAGGTGGTGTGTAACTACCTAATCCAATTCCTGAAAAGTTGACACTTGTACTAATACCTTTTAAGGCACTTGAAATTTTAGATGACAAGCCCTTAGTGGCTGAATAAGCTGCTCTATATGCTTTATAGTATTTTCCACCTTCTGAGTTATAAAACGCAGTTTCTGTATCGGCATCTGGAAAAACCATAACTCCATGAAGTGAACTATAGTATCTTTGCCAAGCCTTGCCCAACGAATTCATTAATCTTTGTTCTACTTGTGCTTTTGAGTTTGCTAAACTTATAAAATTGCTTAAATCTCCATCATAGTATTTATATAATGCGTTATATAATTCTTTATTGCTATTTATTACTTTAGTTGAAAATTCATTATTGGCTGCTAATTTAGCAACAACACCTTGTCTTGCTACTTCTGCTTCTTGTTCATGTAGTTTCATTAAAATTTCTTTTAATTTAATTTCATCATCTAAGTAAGGGAGAAGGTTATCATATTCTTTCATTATTCTTTGTTTTGTTTCTACTGATAATCCTTCTTTTGAATTTAATTCGTCAAGTATTTTACCATAGGCGTTCATTTTGTCTATGGCATCGGAGGTGGCTTTATTTGCATCTTCTTGTTTGAAATTATAATCATCTAATGTATCATTTAAATCTTCATTTTTGCTAACAACTTTCTCAATAGAATCTGCTAATTTTATAAATGCTTCTGGAGCTGTACCACCCATTTTTTCAATTTCTTTTTTCATTTCTCTAAGCGAACTTAGCAAAGTAGTTTCTATCTCTAATATTTGCCCTTGTATATCTTGAGCTTTAGCAACATCTTTAGTTTTTAAAAGTTGTTCTCTTAATTCTTTTATTTTACTTATTAAGTTTTCTATTTCTTTAGCACCAGAACTTCTCTCTAATGTATCTCCACCTTTGGTACTATCAAATCCAAAACTTATTTGTTCATCAAAGTATTTTTGTTGCACTAATCTTTTTGTTTCATATTCTAATAATTCTCTTTGTTTATTAATTTCTAAATCTAATAATTTCAAATAATGCTCTTCTTCTTTTGTTCTATCTTCTTTATTTTTTAATACTTCATATTCAGATTGTAAATTTTCTAATTCATCAGATAGTTTTTTTACAACTTCAGTTTGATCTTTTAGTGAAGTTGTAAAAGTGTTTATGGCTTGAATTATATAATATACAAGAGTAGCACCAGCAACTCCCCAAAATAAAGGTGAAGCCATTAATGCTGAATTTGAAGCTAGTGTAGTGGTTGTTAGTTTTGCTTGAGCTACATCTAGTAAAGCTACTTGTAATGCAGTACCCACCAAACTATTTTTAAGAAAATTAAAACTTTTTGTTGCTAAACTTATAACACCAATTAATGCTATAGATTTAACTATAAAAGAACCATAGCTATTATTAACTAACTTATCTGTTATTTGAATAATTGTATTCAGAGAATCTACAAACATTTTAATTGTACTAGAGTCTACGAAATTTTTCCAAAACATTTCAGTTGAACTAGCCAATCTTTGCATTTTCCCATCTATTGATTCAAGATATTTTTCATTTTCCTCCATTGCACTGCCCATTGAATTGATAGATGTTTCAACCACTTCTTCAACTGTTTCCCAATTAGACATTAGCGATTGTAAAACAGGAGCTTGTCGTTTCCCTGAAACTAACTCGCTAATATAAGCTTGTTGATTTTTTGTAAGAGTTGGAAAGACTTCAGCTAAAGATTTCATAATTGAGAAAGTATCTTTTAATTGTCCATTTGTATCAACTAAAGTTACTCCAATATCATTAAACGCCTTTTCAAGTTGTGGCATCAAACCTTCTATTTGTGTACCATCTTCATTCATGGCTCGCAAACGTTGAGTTATTGTTATTAACCCAGTCGAACTCTTTTCCATATTCTGTAAGACTTCAAAAGAACCAGTAAGAAGTCCTAATGTCTCATCAAAGTTCACCCCCGCTTGATTTAAAACAGCGGAAACTCTTTGAACACCCATAGCTAAATTGCCTGTGTCAACTGCAAAATTATTAGCTACCTCATTATATGAATCATTGAACTTTCTGGCTTTTTTTATAGACTCTTCACTTGCAACATCAAAACCTTTCAATGAAGCTATAAGGCTAGTAGTCGCCTGGTCTACACTATCAATACCATCACCAACATTAAACATTAATAAAGCCTCTTGTGCTAATCCAAGGGATTGTTGAACATCAAATCCCATTCTAGCAAATGCACTTGAAGCCTTAATTACTTCTGTTCCCGTCCTACCTAATGTTACACCTACTCTATAAGCTGTTTCAGTGAAATCTTCTAATTCTTTATTAGTTAAATTAGTAACTTTTCTTAATTCTGTTAACGCTGTATCTAATTCTCTTACTGACCTAATTCCTTCCCTTATACTAGAAACAACACGAACAAGCATTCCACCTACTAAATAAAATCTCAAGAAACGATATGCATTATTAAGCGCTGTAACTAAAACATTTCCAGACTCTGCAGCACTTAACTTAACCGAATTAAATTGAATGCCTAATTGTTTCATTTTATTGTTTAAATCAGGTGTAGAAACGTTAAGTTTTTCAACATCTTTTCTTATTGAAGATAAGGCTTTTTTATCAAACTTACCTTTTTGTTTTTCTGCAAAAATGTCTAGTTCGCCCTTAAATCCATCTCCGCCAAGCATTTTTTGTTTATACAATTCTAATCTTTTTTGTATTTCTCTGTTTTTCTCTCTTTCAGCCTCAGCTTCTTTATTTAAAGCTACTCTAACTTCATGGGATTGCCTTAATCTTTTTTCTTCAATCTCAAAAGACTTATCAGCACCAGTAAGTTTGTCTTTTAACCATATCTTTTCTCCATTAGTAAGCTCACTAAGAGTAAATCTATGTTTTTTTATTACACCTTCTGCTTCTTCAACTTTAATTGTAAACCTATCTAAACTTTCAGTAGCTGGGTCAAAATTCTTACCTTCTATTGTAACTCTACCTAATTCCCTGTATTTTTTAACAAGATGCTCCATAGAGCCTTCTAATGACCCTGTGACTTTAAGAAATTCAGCTTCAGACTTTTTTAATTCCTTTTCATCAAATATTTTTAATTTGCTCGTTGTAGCAGAAGCCATTTGTTTTTGCATTTCTGTGAATTTCGCAGTTGCTTTTTTAAAACTTATATCATCTATTTCAAATTTAAGTTTTTCTGTTTTTTCAATATTCTTAATCTGGTTTCTGATTTTCTCTACCGAATCCTTAGAGATTTCTGCACTTAAAAGCATTTTTATAAGATTGTCAGACATTTTTTCACCCACCTTACTTTAAAATAAACATAAAAAAATAAAGCCCATATTTCTAGACTTTATTTTTTATAATTATGCTGTTAATTTTTCATTAATCTGTTTTATAAATCTATCTAATAAATAAGCTTCTGCTTTCAATTGTGTAATAGGTGCCTTATTAGGCATATTCTGTAAAAATACTAAATATTTAATTTCATTATTTTCTTTATAAGAAATTACCATAACCTTAGGAATATACTTATTACCATGAAAACCACCAATTGCACCAATGGCACCTAAAATCGCTGTTCCTGCAATAGCCTTACCAAAAGAGAACTTATTTTCAACAATTTGATTAGCATATTCTAATGTTATATCTATTATATCTTGACGTGAAATTTCTTTCTCGTATCCATTAGTTGTAATTTTTAATTTATTATTATTAAAAGTTATATTTGTACTAACCCCTTGTGGAACATTGTCAAATTGCAATACTGAGACTTCTGCTATGTTCCCTTCAAGTTTTTTCCTCCTGTTATTAGTATTATTATTTTCTACGCTTGCAATAGATGTTTTTATAAAAAAATATATACAAATAAAAAACAGAATAAATAATATTATTATTTTAAACATACATATCCCTCCTAAATTTTATTCTTATTATATATTATACCCAAATTGTGGGAATATGTATAGAAAATTGTAAAATTTATTAAAATTGCAGTTTTATAGTTGTTATATCTATAAATCTGACAATGATTTTTGCTCCACTTGTTTGATGCCTTCTTCACCAAAATACTTCCCCAACTCATCGTCTATATCAGAATCTATGTAGTGATTTACCATATCTACCGATGCCCAACCTACAATTTGTTTTATAACATCCAAGGGTATCTGTGAGTTATGTAAGTGGGTCGTATGAAAATGACGTAACGAATGCCAGTAAAAATGTTTATCAGTTAAATTATTAAATTTTTCTGCCCATCCATCTAATGTATGCACATATGCTTTAACCCACTTACCCCTTCTGTTTATTGCAAATAAATATTCACTATCAACACCCAATCTTTCTCTTTCTTTTATCCATAGGTCTAAATATGGTTTAAACACTTCAACCAACACATACTTATGAAGCATTTTCCCACCCATACCTTTAGTTTTTATTTTTTCAGGCGTTTTATATAATGAACCATATATAATATTTTCATCTTTAAAATAATCCAATTTAAACCTAGTTAGCTCGGCTTTTCTAGCTCCACTTCCCATAGCTAGTGCTAAACAGCATGCTTCTTGATACATTTGCTCTTCCACTAATTTATTTAATAATTCTTCTAAATCCTCATTTTCAAATACAGTTTTTTCTCTGACTGGTTGGCTGGCGGGAGCGGGAATCTTATTAATTATATTTCTAAAATCTGGGAAGTCCTCATCTAATATGTTTTCAATAAAGTTAGACATACTTGAAATAGCAGATCTCAATCTTCTTATTCTGCTAGAACTAACTTTTAATGTATCTATTAACCAACTTTGATATCTAACTATATTTCTTTTTGTTATATCTGTAAATTCTTTATTTTTATTATTTTTTAAATTCCATATGAAATAAATTTTTATATCACTTTCATAATTAATTATAGTTAATTCTGACCTGCCTATACTTTGTAGATATTGCAAAAACTCTTCCAATAAATCTTTATTTTCTTGATTAACCTTATCGTATAATTCATCGGTTACTATATCGTTATACACTGTTGACCTTGGCATTTCCTCACCTGCCTTATGTCAAGATTTTATATTTACCTACTATTCCGAGCTTGTTAGTCCGTCAATTAGTGACTTCAACTCATCAATAGCACCCTGAATAGTTGTAGCAGTTAATCCACTCGTACTATTGTCATAAACTCCATCAATAAAATTCTTGTCATTTGTCAACTGACTTAGTTTAGTATAAATAGTGTCAGTAAACTTTGCATCAGCTGGTACATTTGCTTCAACTGTAAACCCACCTACTGTTGCAGCATTACCTCCATCCGCAGGTAATTTCGTTGGCAATCCAGTAATCATACTGGCTGGGTGTGTACTTGGGTGAGTATAGATAGTGTCAGTAAACTTTGCATCAGCTGGTACATTAGTCAACACTTGTGTTTTATCTGCCTTTTTATCTAAATCTACTTTTCTTGCTAATTGTATATCTGCCATATTAAACCACCTTCCTAGTATAAATCTCATTATCATTAACATATATTAGCATTGCATTGTTATCTTCTCTTCCAGCATAAACATTATTACTTTCATCTACATATAAATCTAATGGTAAACTTACTACTACCTCGCCGTTGTCAATATTTATATTACCGCCAGAGCCAGTACCACCATGTCCAGAGCCTTGTCCAAATCCTATAAAAAAACTATTGTTGTTGCTAAGCATTTTAATACGCCCCAATCCAATTATATTCGATGCCATCTTCTTTAATCTTTACAGATGAAATTTTAACATCATCATAACTTGTTGCAAAACCTTGATTTGCTTTTAAGAATATTTCTTCACCATTGACTATAAGAGTACAGTCACCGTAATTCATCAATGAAAACTTTCTGAGTCTCATTGGTATTGTCCAATTCTCAGGTGCATCTGGAATTATTTCACGATTAGATTCACTTACTTCTATATTTTTAGAACCCATTATTTTAACACTTTTCATATAAAATCACCTCTTTATTCATTACACTATCTCAACTTTAATTCTTCTACTTTCCAACACTTTCTTAATTTCATCTAAATGATATTTAGTCTTTTTCATAATTGCTATATTATTTTCTATAGAATAAATACCATCTCTATCCCACAAACTTCCAACAACACCGTATTCCATCCACAATGGAATCATATCTGACATATCATCACCGCTACCACCATTTAAATAAGATGTAATAGATGAATGTCTAGACCACCTTCCTAGTCCATTTTTCCCATCACCATCTGGGGGTAATGGCATAATCTTATCTGTATCAAAGAATATTTCAACTACATATCCATTATCCACTTTCTTAACTTTCTTGACTGACAAAGAGTTTATATAATTATATGTCCTGGTATAATATTTTGGCTCATATTTATTATACAAATTTACCATTATATAATTTTTGATTTCTTTTTCAACAACTTTTGCAACTTCTTCAAGTGCAAATTTCACATGTCTTTCAGCATATTTCAATACCTTTTTTAAATCATTAGTAGTTTTAATTTTGAATGTCGCCATCTTTTACACCACTATTCCATGCAATTGCCTTTTTTACAAATTCCATCTTATCAGGGTCAAAATTCTTTACCTCTTTACCTAATTCACCTATTAATTTCTGTAATTCTTCACCACTAGGCATTTTCTCTAGCAATTCCTCAATAGTAGTTTTAACTATATTACCAATAGAATTTTCTCTTTCATAAATCTCTTGCTTTTCTTCAATATAATTTTCTAAAATTAAGGATAATTCAACTTGTTCTTTAAGTGGTAAATTATCATAAACCACATCAAACAATCCAGTTGACATCAGTAAATTATAGGCATCTATTATATTTTCAGGGAGTTTTATATCTGTATAAGTTTCTATGAATTTAATTTTAAAAGAAATATCTAATGAATTACGATTAAGGACACCATATTCATCATCATTTATTGCAGAATTATATATAAGAGAAACAAAGCTAATTTTATCTAAAATAGGTAGGTAAGTTTTTAATTTTATTTGAAATCCTTCATACTCAAAATTCTTTTCTTTAGGAGTATTTTTATCTAACTCCCTCAATTTTCCTACTGTTATTTTTCCCAAAGTATAACCTCCTTTTATTATATGTTACATGGCAGGGGTAAAAAGATTTGAACTTTTAGCCTTGGTTTTGGAGACCAAAATGTTAGCCAGTTACACCATACCCCCATAATAATTAAAAAGAAGGGTAGAAATTAATCTACCCTATCAATATCAAATACTGCTTCTATATTATTTTCTTCTACTATATCTTCTTTAATTTTTACATCTTTTTTCTTTAATTTGGGTTTATCTAAATCTTCCCACTTAAAATCAACAGGTGTAAAGAATACTTTGATTTTTTTAATATCCATATCTTTAAGTAAATCATCCAAAATGTAAATCTTCTTGGGATTATATTTATTAGATGCTGGGTGTGTGTATCTTAAAGTTTTCATTATTAATCTTCACCAGCTGTTTCTTCTTCTTCAGTCAAACCTAATGTTTCATCATTTAATTTAACTATATCAACAAATTCCCTTTCACCTTGAAGGTTAAATACTGTGTAGCAGTCACAACTAAAATCTAACTCGGTGGCTGATTCGCCTGCCATAGTTAATTCAAATTCAGGTCTAACCTTGGCTTTATGTACTTTAAATGTAATTGGTATGATAGTACCTTCTTGGTCATCATTAACCAAACCTCTACCTCTAATAGTTATGAATTCTGGAAAATCAGTAGCAGTTATTTTGATGTTTTGTGAGTCTGCACCTGCTTTGTAATCAAAAGATACTAACAACCTAGTTCCTTCTGGACAATCCGTTTTATCAAAAGTTAATGTACCAGCAGCAATCTTATATTTACCAGCAGTAAGAGTTTCTGTGGCTGCTTCCATTTCAACCCCTAAGTCTCTCTCAAATTCAACTTTATAGATTTTTAAGGTTCCAGCTTCAGGTGTGATTCCATCAGGTAATTTAATTTCACCTTCTTTGTCTACAACTAATACCTTGTCGAATACTGCTATACCTGTTCCTTTTTGTATAGCTTTACCTAATTTTATTGCCAAAACATTAATATCTACAAGTGGTAAAGTAGCAGCAAATTCACAATCTTTTGTGTGGTCTAAGTCGATTATTTTAAAATTCCCTTGACCACCTCTAATTGGCAATCTTTCTGCTGTAGTATTTATACTTGTTTCACCTGCATAATCCACATTCAGTAAAAGTTTACCCCTACCAGTAGCAGAGTAAGATTCCACCACAAAGTCTAAAACTTCTTTTATTGCAAAAGTGTTACTCATACTTTATCATCCTCTCTTTATTTTGAAATAAAAAAACAGGCTTACCTGTCTAATTTAATTTTTTTAGTATAATGTTTTTCTGTCATTTCCTTAATTCCATCTTTATCTAATACACCAAAGCTCCATGCATTAGCCATCATCCCATATTTATCAATCATTTGAAGACGATAAAATTGGTCTATAATTTGGTAATAATTTAAATCTTTAATATTTAATTGATTAATTGATGGATGTCTAGCACATATAGCAGACATAATCTCAAGAAATCCACTATCAGTATTATCTTTATTTAATTTTTTCTTTATCTCTGCTTTTAATTTAGCAGCCCTTTTCATCATTTCTTCAGCTATTTTATTAGCAGGTTTATAATCTTTCACACTCGAACCATCATGCCAATGCAAAATTCTAATTGTATCCATAAACAACTCTATATTTGTCATATCTATATAGTTAATAATCAAACTTTCCTTATCTATGACTTCTTCATCTTCAACTTTTACAGTTGTATAGTTTTTAATAAAGAATTTATTATCTTTAAAGTAAATCTCTTTATATTTTTTAAAAAAAGAAATCAAAGTTGCAAAATCATTGATGCTATTTTCAGATGAAGTTATAAAATCATAAAACCCATCTTTATCATTTTCATATACTGATATAAAATCATTTACATAATAGTTATATAGGAAAAAGTTAATTCCCAATTGATTTAATGTAGGGCAGAATACACTACCCAAAATTCGGTCTAATATAATATCAAGTCCTAAAAATGCACTAATTTCAATAGCATACTTTGTACTATTTTCCATGATTTAACCCCAAGCATTTCTAAAATCTAAATCAATGTATATAGCTGAATATCCACTAAATGTTGCATCACTATTGTATATTTCAGAGATTTCATGCAATTTACATTTTCCTATACTTGTATCTACATTTTTCATAACTTCGTCTACCTTATCTAATAAAAGAATAGATCTATCACCCTTTGCCATATTGCCATCTGTTCCAGTGTAATATATTTCTCTAATATCTCTATGGCAATAAATATCAAAAGATAGCATGGATACAATATAATAACCATCCTTAGATGATGGTCTCATTTTAGGCACCCTCAAGGTCATATAAACTCCTGTTTCTTCTGCTAATGGGAGTTTGGGTGTAAATAATAAAATTTTCTTGTTTAATATATGACTCTTGCCACTAATTTCAGGTAAATCAAGTGGATTATTTTGTTGATAATATAATAACTTACATAAATCTTGATTAGCTATTAATCTTTGTCCCAGTTCTTGTATATCATTATTTAACTTTTCAAACCTTCTCATAATCCACCCCCTATATTCCCATTATTATTATTTCTTTTTCTATAACCATTTTATTTGTTTCTGTGTCCACAATAATTAAATTAGCAATTCCCCCAGTAAAGGACTGTTTAGCCACAATTTCACAACTATTATTTGTAGTGTTAGATATGTAGGCAAATTCCTCACTATCTAATTCAAATGTAAAATTACCCCCAACAGTTTGTCCGTCAATATATTTATCTACTATATATTCATAAATATCTCCGTACCATAATTCGTCTGGATTATCATTTTCTAATGGTGTTTTGATTATAAGTTTGTACTCAATTCCTTCACTTGGTTCATCAGATGAGCCATTCGTATTAGGCAGTTCTTGTTCGTCTAACCAAGGCAACTTATCAACTACTCCACCACCTTGGACACTTTCCCATCTATCAGCTATTTGATTAATTTTGTCATCAAAATTGGAAGGTTCAGTTTCTTCACAAACTAAAACTATAAGCCCTTCATTGGTTGTTTCATCGTAAAAAGATAGTGAATACTTAGTTTTATTAAATATAAAACCATCTTTTCTATTTAGTTCTCTTGTTTCCTCATCATAAGGCAATTGTATTCCAACCATACCATTAGGTATATCAATTACTTTTTCACCCTTTATACCTGTAGTATATAAAGTCCTACTATCTTCAATACAATGCCTTGTAATTAATTCGTTGTCTTTATTTATCCACTTTAAATTATGATTACACTTTTGAATTGTACCCTTAGCTTGAATTTTATCATCTGGATGTCTATATGTGCATAAAAAGTAACCATTGTTCCATTGGACATATTCACCTGCTTGTATATTTTCACCAGGTTTGCATAATAATTTTTGTCCTTTTAAACCTTCAGTTACTATATGCACATCCCTATTAATACCATTGATAATTACTTCTTCATGTGATGGGTTTCCTAAAAAATCATCTAATATATTCTTTTTCATAGTATCAATCATACCTTCTTTGTCGGAAACCTTGTATGCTTCTATCCTACTTGAGTATAAATCTAAATTTAGAGGCATTTAATCACATCCTAATATTCTATCAAATTTAATTTTCTCCAATTAGCATCATGAATAGAGTTTGGTGCTATATTAATGTATAATTGGTTATCATGTTTCACAATAACTTCAGTATCTTGACATACAGTACCATTTACACCATTTTCTAAAACTAATTCAGCTTCTCCTACTACGCCTTCGCCTGTATTATTTTTTGCATAAGCAACACTAATTATGTTTGATGCAACTTCGTGTGCTTCGATTAAATCTTTTATATCTTCTGCCTTTGAAGTTATTGCCCCTGCTGCACCAGTTGCTAGAGATATGTTTATTTCTTTATTGTCATTATCCACTTCTACACTCAATGCTTTGTTGTTTCCACTTGGATCAATTAAATTTACAGTCCAATCATTGAAATCAATACCTCTATATTTACCAGCCAATATCATTTCAGCATTAGCAGTGCCAAATTCTGTTGCAACACTTGCGTAGGCAGCGTTTACAGGTGCATCACCATCAAACCATTTTTTTCTTATATCCATAAATATCACCTCTGTATTTTATATTTCTGTTGCAATTTTTCTATTATAGAAACGGCTTCTAATACTTCCTTCCTGCAAATCTCATGTGAATATTCTTCATTAATAAGGTATTCAATTTTATTTAATAGTGTTATAAAATAACCATCATATTTTAAATCTTCCACTAAATTCATATTGCCTATTAATTCTCTTTGCAGACTTTCCATATACCCTTTCAAATATATATTGTTTTCTTCACTCATGGGAAGTATTTTCCACACCTTACCTATTAAAAATTTGAAATAATTAGCAAAGTAAGGATTGGGAATAGCATAATATTTGGTTTGAATTTTTGACATATCTACACCTTCCTTAAATCATCTAAATTATTTTCTGAATAGGTGTAGGAAACTATTAGTCGGTCTACTTCTAAATTAGTATCTTTCCTTAATTTTAATAGAGATTCTATGTGGTTGGCTTGTGAATAAAAATTATAATCCCGTGTACTCATGGTTTGCTTTAATACTTCAATAGAATTTATTCTTTGTTTCAACCATTCAAGTACCATTAAGTTTGCCAATATTTCTATTTCCTCATCTGTAAGTGTTGAATTATACTTTCTATTTTCTTCATCTCTATCAGTTAACTTACTACATTGTTTAAACTTTATAGAAGCACTTATTCTAAACATATCTATAATCTGCTCTAAATCTTCTTCATCTATCGTTAATAATAAATCATCTGTAATTTTATTTAAAAAACTACTATCTATTACACTGTAAGGAGTTGACATATTGCACCCCCTAAATACTTAAATCAATATTAAGTGTTTTTTCTATTGTTTCAATTACACTAAGTGAGTCTAATTCTTTTTTTCTTCTTAATTCAAAAGCCCTATCAACTATTAAATCTTTAATTCCTTTGGGAACTATCTTTAGTGTTTGTTCTAGTTCCTCAGTAGACTTCTTAAAAACATCATCTAAATTTTCTAAATCAATAATATTTTTATAATAATGGTCTACTTTTAAATCTACTAATACATCCCAGTCACAAATAATCCAAGGTTTTTCAAAAAATGCTCTTTGTGAGCCACGCATATTAATTAATTCCTTGTACTCAATCCAGTTCTCTTGTAAATACCCATCCCAATCAATCCTATATCCTGCTTGATTTTTACTTTCATAAACAAGCGGATTATTTGTTATGCAAATTACACTAACTAGTTCATTCATATCTCTTTGTTTCTTTTTTTCTGATTCAACTGTTGTTTCTATTAATTTATCTATATTCTCTTTTGCTTTAGGCTCTTTTGGTTTAGATTCTTTTGGTTTAGATTCTTTTGGTTTAGGTTCTTTTGGTTTAGGTTCTTTTGGTTTAGGTTCTTTTGGTTTAGTTTTTCTACTGCCTGTATTTTTCTTAGTTTTAGTATTTTTTATTTCAATCTCGTCTACTTTTTCTTTATTAACTCTAACCTTAGATGTTTTGGCACTTTCTTTTTGTGATTCAACTTTTTTACCTACTTCTTTTTTCTCTTTTTCACCCATAAAAATATCCTCCTTTTATTCTTTTAAAACACATAAAAAGAGGGCTTACACCCTCTAATTAAGACATTTGATACTGCCCATATAATTGATTAAGAACAATACCCAATCCGTATCTTTCGCCTGCAAAAATATCTATAGTTCTATCGGCATTATCTGTAGCTTGTCCTTGGTCAAATAGTGCATCCCCTTCAGTTACAAATTTAACTGGTTTATCATTTGAAGTTACTATCCATAAATCATTATCGGAAATAGCAAAATCATAAGTACCTGCCTTATGAGCTTGTTTAATGGCAAGCATTGGTGTTCCATTAAATATTCCGTAGAATCCAGCTTGATTAAATCTTTCTTTAGCACTTTCAGAAATTACAGCAGTGGTCACTTTTGATAGTGCTTTTTTAGTTCCAACTATTATAGCTTCGCCACCCGTAGAAGCTTCCACATGTGCTATAATATCAATTAAATCTTCTTCGGTATAAGTACCAGACTTTTTAAATGCAGCAGGAAGTCCTGAAATACCCTCATAAAAAGTGTTATAAATATCATTCATTTTCTTTTCTTGGAATGATTTTCTAATTCTTTCTACAAATTGAATTAAATCTATCCTGCCACTTAATAGTCTATTTAGCTCCTCATATACTTCAATTGTATGTAAGACGGTAGGCACAGTTTCATGTTTTCCTGTGTTAATCCTTTGTTTTATGGTAGTCCCTACACCTTCGGCAATGGTATTTACTGTGAATAAAGAATTATCATCAATATAAAAATAGTTTTCATCGCCCAAAGCGATGTTTCTATAATCTACAAATTGCTCGAAGAAATCATTATCTTCAAATCCCTGAATATCATTTACTACTAATATCTCTTCAATTATTTCAAATAACTCTACATTTCTCCTCATAGATTTATAATCTAACTTTGTACTACCATTATTTGCTTCAATTAATGCCTTTCTTAAAACTTCCATTTGTTCATACTTATCTTTGCTTGCAAATTCTGTATTGACTCTATCTTGAATTATATCTATACCTAATTTTATAACAGCATCTTTATTTGCCATAAATTATCATCCTTTCAAATTTTATATTAATTACATGTATTAATTAAAGAACTTCAACTACTTCTAATCTAACCATAGGAATTGCTAGTGTTCCAAAATTCCACTTAGCGACTATTTCACACACTAAAGAAGCACCAGCAGTAGCTTCCGCAGCTTCTTTTAATTTTCCTACACCTGCATTTTCAGCCACATTGCCTACAACTACTTCACCAGACAGAGCAGTAATGGCACTTGCACTTACGGAAAACCTATCTCCAACTACAGGTTTTCTTAGTCTAAATGGTTTGTTTGCAGGATTTTCAAAATCATGTAAACCTTTTGTTAATTGTTCATCAGCTTGCAATTCAACTCCATCTACTAAATAAACCACATCACCTTTATCAGTGGGTGCTTTAGTTTTGTATAAATCTGCTTCACCTGTCACTAAACCATCTAAAGTTACCAATAATCCATTTTCAATTGCGGTTGCTTGTTGTCCACTTCTTAAATATGATCCTACTTTTGTACTAGCCATATTTTCGGCTATAAATATATTTTTATTTGCCATAATAAATTCCTCCTCTTAATTTTCTTAATTAAAATAAGTCCCCATATGGAGACAATGTTAAATCTTTTTTATCATTTTCGAGTTCTAATTTAATACTTGGTTTTTCCTTTTTTGCTTTTGAAAATACCACTTTATTTTTGACTATATATACACATATATCACCGTCTAAATCTTCAATAGTTTCATATTCATCAACTTTATTGATGAATATTTCTTTTATTTCATCTGGTATGCTTTCATACTCTGTGTTAATATGGTCAATTTTTTCTTGCTTTAATTTAGCTTGCTGAGTTTCAAATTCTTCTTGTTCTTTTATAGATTTAAATTCCCTTAAAGATTCTACTTCCTTTTCAAGCGTTGAGTAATCTTCTCTTATTTTTTTTAAATCACCTAGTTCTTCGGCAGTTAAAAATTCTGCAAAAACTTCTATTCTTTCACCTTCTAATGCTACATCAACATCTGTTTTTACATATTTTTGTTTAAAATAACTTGACAATCCTGAATAAATAAAATAATCATCATAGACTTCAGCTATCCAATACCATTCATTATTTTCTTCTTCGATATCAGAAAGTAGCTTATAAAGTTTTGAACGAATATCGTCATGGCTTAATTCAAAAACCTTTGTAAACTTTTCATCAAGAGCATCTTTTGTTTCTCCAGCAAATACTTCTTGTTCTTTTGTTTTTTTCTCTACTTTTTTATCTTGTTGTTTTTCAATGTTTTGATTTTTTTCTTCATCTGCCAAATCTTCACCCCCTTCAAAATTATCTTGTGAAAATTGTAGTATTTTATTATTTAATTCCACAATTTTGCTATAAAACTCATCGTCCTTTTGTTTTGAAAATTGTCCAATTACACTTAATTCACATCCTGTCATAGCTGGAACGACTTCATCACCTAAGATTGTAATTCCAAGATATCTGTATTTTTTAATATTAATAGTGCCATCATCATTAATATCATAATCGTCAACCGCAATTTCCATAGATACTGATTTTTTTGGATTATCCTTTAAAATCTCATATCCACTATTAATATACTCTCTCCATAAATAACCCCTGCAAAATACAAATTTTTTATCATCTTCTTCTAATATTGAATAATTATTAGATTCTGGAACTAGACCAAGTGGTCTTTCTAGCACCACAATTTTCAAACCGTCATCACCTATAGAAACTTCCATTTCATGACCTGAAAAATCTTCTAAATCAGTGCCATCTACTTTTTTAATATATCCTAATATGGGCTTATTTTTTAAAGTCTCTCTAGCATCTTCTATTGCTTCTTCAAAAAAAGTAGAATTGTTTAAATTAAGGCCATCGTGCATTACTTTAATATCTACAGGTATTAAAGAATCATCAAGTGAGAAAGTTTTATTCTCAATAAATTCAACAGGCAAGCTTAAATATTTTGTTTTCAATATTAATCACATCCCTTCTTTTGCATTTTAAAATGTCAACCTATTTGTAAATAAAAATTTACTTTTATCAACTTTGTTAAAGTTAAATTTTAAATCTTTATTTAATAAAAAAACCGCCTTATCTTTATCTTGATTAAGCAGTTTAAATCCAGTATTAATTAATTCATTTTTTAAACTATTATCTAAACAATATATAAACATTACTCATCACCACCATCATCAGTTCTAACTTCATCTTCTTCTTTTGAAACACGACCCCTTTCACCATCGGTAGGACTATTAGCGTTGCTATTTTGGGTATGTGAAGATTGCAGTGGCACTAATTCACCTAGTCCCAATACCTTTAACTCTAAATAATTCATTCCTTCTATTTCGCTTTGATTTCCACCCGCAGAACATATTAATCTAATCTTATTAGGTATACCAAATTGTGCCATCTTTAATTCGCTTGCTATCACATCTTTTTGGTTAAAGTTGGTTATATTCAGAATGTTAATTTTAAATTTATACCTTTCTTTCCTTTGTTTCAACTTTCTGTTAATCCATCTTTCTATCTGCCTAAGCATTCCAAAAACAGACTGTTCATCGGCAGCAGTAGAGTATTTAATGGCTGCATCTGTATTGCTATCATCTGCAAATAAATTTTTAGATACACCAGTAGCACTCCAAAAGTTTTTAGTAGCTTCTTCCACCTTATCAGTGCCAACTTTATCATCACTTAATTTAAATAACTTCATATCATCAAATATAGATAACATAAATCCTATTTGATCTGGTAATTCGGTAGATATTTTGTTCCCAAATTCCATAGCTGTATCAAGGGTGATTTTAAAATCATTAGCAACATCGCTTTTAGAATTGGTTGGAATAGTACCACTAAGTAGTGCGATGTTCTGCATTTCATTATTTGCTTTCTTTAGGCTTTTATAGTCCTGTATTTCATAAATATCAGGCAACACCCCTATAAATGGTGGGAATGGATAGAATACTGTTTCATCTGTTTTTATACATATAGAATTTTCAGAACTTAGTTCTTGCCATGTTAAATCTACTTTATCTTTGCCCCTTTGTTTCTTGGAGGATTTATATAATTCATATTTGGTTTTAAATTCTGGTGCATAATTATCTAATTTATCTTCATTATTGGAAAAATAATCAAAATTAAATTCAAATACAAAAACACCATCTTCAAATCCTGATATCCTGCAATTATCAGCATCCAACTTTTGTATAAAATATGAATCATCAGTTTTATATTCATACCCATAGAAAATTCCCTCTCTATAAACCACTTGTAAAACTTTAAAGAACTCATGTTTTATATCCATATTATCTAAATCAAATAATGTAGTATTGTAAGCCTTTTTAAATCTATCTATGTTTACTTTAGATACATCTAAATTTATCGGTGATATCATCCAATCAAGAGTAGGCATTTCTGCATAATAGTTGCATAACCTCTTGTAGTGAGGACTAATTATGTATAAAAAATTTGATAAATTCCTTAATACCTCTTCATTCTTTTGTGGATTTTGTATCGCATCCATAACTCTTTCTCTAGAAAAGTTTCTAAATAGTATTGTATTTGCCTGAGTGTTTTCTAAATCCGAAAAAATATACCTAGCTAGTTGCGAAAAGTCTAATTTGTAATATTTCTTTTTCAATTCTATATTCTCTTTGTTTTCTTCTTGCAAACTGTACCACCTCCTATGCTCTTACATTTGGTTTTTTAAACACCGATAATAATTCAGATAAGTCAATATCTACTGTTTCTTTTTTAATTTTATTTTTTTGTTCTTGTAGGTAAATATAATATAAACCATATTCTAATGCTGAAAATTTATCCTTGCTTATGCTTTTACTTATTTGTTTTATTTTAGTTTCATTGCCTGCTTGCCTATATTCTAGATTCATTATTTCATCACATAAAGCATCTACCATTACAAATGACCTAGCAAGTTCAGCATATTTTTCTGAAGACATTTTTTTATCTTCAAAGTATTGTGCTTTTATTGAAGATTCACTTTTTAATAATTTAATTTTTTGATTAGAAATATTATTTATAAATACATTATGGATGTCACTATCTTTCATTCCTTTTTGTGTCGTGTTTATATTAAAAACCATTGGAATACTATTTGATGTTTTATATTTATCAAATCTTTCATCGTTCACTACTTCATAAGCTGGGTTTTCATCTATTTCTATTACTAAGAAATCTACTAATCCCCTACCTAAACCATTTGAGTCAATACATAAAATAGATGCCTTAAAATCATTTACTTTTCTTTTTAAGAATTGTGCTTGTTCTAGAAAATGGGTTCCCTCAAAACTATAAATATTAACTAATTGTTTTGAGTATAATCCATTTCCCATTTCTTTAATTTTAATAACCACCAAAGCAGACTGTGCATTCATTTTTCCTTCAGCCCTAGCAACATCATAGCTCAATACGTATTGTGCATCTTTATCTGTTGCCTTATCTTCAGGAGTTGTTAATATTCTACATTTATTTAAATCATCTAATGAAACTAATGAATCCGTTGAACTTCCTGTCCATATACTTTCATATTCTCTTTGGAAAGACATTGGATTAAATGTAGGTGATTCTTTTTGTTCTACTACAAAATTAATATCTAATTGATTATGCATACAAGGTAATTCATAGCTTGCACCTATGGCAAAAGCAGAACCACCTTTAACCATATCAATAAGTATTTCCCACATTTTTTTAAAAGCAAATGTTTGTCTAGTGCCAGCAGTAGTGATATAATGTTCTTGTTTATGTATTTCATTGGGGTCTATACCCCTGCACATTGCAATGCGAGAATTCGCCATAAGGGGTATAACTACTGAATGCAACATGTCGCCATCCAATCTCTCATCTACAATCTCCTCTATTGCACCACCATGACGTCTCCCACCACGTTCACTATCTCTTGCTTGTACAACATCAAACTTACTGCCATTCCTGAATACCACTTTGGTATAATCTTTAGCGAATGAATAATAGGACACCTCGTTAGCCAATATAGGAAAGAACTCCCAAATTTTTTCAATATTTTCTTGCGATATTTTGGCTGCTTGTATTTTTGTCGGTGCAACTATAAATTTATCAATTCCAGGATAAAAAATACATTGAAGATATATTGCTAGTATTTCAGTAAAACTTTTAGCTGTACCCCTAGTTGCAGTTACAAAAACTCTTCTATATCTAAAGAATATTCTTAATAATATTCTTTGATAAAAATATAATGTAATTTTAGTATTGGAATTACTTATATAATCTATGAATCTATCAGGATATTGCTTCCAATATTCGCAAGCTTTTCTCCATTCATCTTTAATCTCTTGAAATGTTTTATTTCTATAATCAGATTTATTATATCTAGACATATCATCTGTATGATTAGTAAGTTTTTTTTCAGGTCTTTTATAATTAATATATGACATTTATTTCCCCACCTTTGGGGTATCTATAGGCGGTTCTATTAATGTTTGTTTGTTTAATAATCTCTTAGTATAATTCATTATGTATTGAATTGTTTTATCTACAATATCTTGATTTTCTTTAATTGGTGCTGGTTTAATAAACCCATCTCTTTCAATTTCTTCAAATACTTGGCTAAAACTTCTCATTCCAGAAGCTTCGGCACCACCTATTTTATCTATAGGTCTCAATCCTGAAGATTGAAGAAGTTTTTGATATTCACCATGCATTTTTGCAAATGAACCCATATCATTATTTTCTAAAGCTTTATCCATTTTTAATTGTAATTTACATATTAAAATTAATGCCTTTTCATGCTGTGGCGTGACTATGGTATGTGTCATATGCATATCATTATAAAACTTCTCTAAATCCCTTATTTCAGTTTTCTCATATTTGTCTCCCCATCTCTCAATCATTTCAAAAGTAACCTTAAAATCTTCAATAAGTGATTTGTCTATAATTTCTTGTATTTCATTATTTAAAAGTGTTTCCTCATTTGTGCCAAAAATACTATCCTTCCAGGATAAATTATCATATTGATGAAGAGAATTAATCATACTAAAATATCTTCCTATTTTATCACCTTTATAATTATGCAACCCTTCAAAAATATCTTGTAAAAATGGTAAATTACTTAGCATAAGCATTAATTTAAAATTTGACGAATTTATTGATCCATCTTCATTGTAAGAATAATTTTTTATATATTTTTTGCAATATGGCAAAACACCATTGGCATGTATTTTTTTATCACTTACATAAAATGCACTTTTACTATGAATTTTCCCACATCCAATACAATAATAAATTTTTTTATCTTTTTCAGACACATTTGTCACCACCTTTTATTCTACTACAATAAAAGCCTGATTTTAATTAATCAGGCATCATCATTATCTTCTTCATATTCATATTCTTCTTCAGGGCACTCAAATCCCACATTATATGAAAGTGGTTCATTACTTACACCCACTAACTCATCTATAGTTGCTTGTATATATGTATTGTGCAAATTGGCTTTTGACTGCAAAATACTCAGCCCTATATCCAATAAGCTTATAGCATAAATAAATAAGGCACCGAAAGAAAACCATAATAGATTCTGCAATCAATCACCGCTTTCACTAATTTAATATCATTCTAATATTATATCTGTAGTATTCCGCCTTCCCTGTTTGTCATTAAATTCAATTAATAAACTTCCAGCACTGGCACCAGTGTATAAGCTATCTGAATATTCATCATTTCCACAAATACAAGGACAGTATATTATTTCTTTATTGCCCAAATTATTTTTACCAACTGTTTTTATATTTGCATGATGTAAGTGTGCTATTATCATATATTGGTATTGTTTATTTCTGTGAAAGCTAACAGTAGCCAGCATATTTTTATTACCTTTTATTTTATCTAATTGATGTCCATGCATAGCGATTATGTCTCTACCTAATAAATTAAACTCAACTACATTATTTCCTTCCAATTTTATTCGTGGATTCTTCTCACATAAATCAGACAACCATTCATATATAATTATTTCATAATCATCTTTATCAAATTCGCCCCTTTTACTATCAAGAGGTCTCGATTGAGAATGATTTGAAGCAGTAGTCATTTTGCAATCAATGTGACAATACTCAGATATAGAGTTTAACCATTCAAATAAAAATCGTGCTATAAAAACAGTTTGATGGGCACGCAACATTTGTAGATTTTGTATTTGAGATGCTCTGAGCAAACCATCTATTAAATCGCCTAAGATTAAAATTCTCAAAGTTTTGATTCTTTTCTCTTGAATTTCTTGAACTACTTCATCTCTAATCTGCCACATTCTATCTTGTAAAACATCTAAACTATAATAATTGTCAAGAGACTCTCCTTTTTTGCCAGTATGTATATCAGCTACGGTAAGAAGATATTCTTTTTTGCAATTTTCATCAGAAACCCCTTTATAATCAGGTATATGAACTTCAACTGTTTTAATTGCATTTTTAACCTCGTCTACCCACTGTTCAAATCTAGCCGTATTTCTAATTGTTTTATTAACATCCAATCTCAAAGTGGACAATTTTATTTGCTCTTCTTTTAACTCTAATTTTTTTATTTCTATATCTCGCAGCATATCCTCTAAATCTGAATTCTCTTCTCTAGCTTTGTCAAAACCTTTTTTCATCATTTGATAATTTTTACGCCATTTAGAAGACGTAAAATTTTCTTTTAACTCCGAATTTAAAATCTCTCCAACTTCATCCCAGGTTAAGTTGTATATATTAGAATCTTTACTAGAACAAATTCGCCACCAATAATCATCATATGACTCAGAACTTTGTTTTCTGTATTTTAAATCGTAAATCATTGCATCCCCCTTTAATCCAATTGTTGTATATATTAATCCAACTCATTTGTCAGTGAAATTGCCAAAGTTATCTCAACACCGTTAAACTTTTTAAACACTTCATTTAAATTAGCAAATCCGCCATCTTCTAGTTCGATTTTATTTTCTTCTATATTTAAAATACCTTTTATATTTATTTTATGAGTTTCTTTATAATTACTAGCCATATAGACCTCCACTAATTTTCTATGATTTTAACCTTATCCTGCAAAAATAAATTCTTTAAATCAATTAATTGTTGTGGGTTCATTTCCCACAAATACTCTTCAATATTTATAAATGGTGCATAATTTTCTAAATTATTTTTATTTTCCTCCAAGATTTCCTCCTTGAAATTACATTAAATTAGCAATTTGAGCAATCTTACTTCTATATATTTCCTGTAATTCAATTTCCCCATAAAAATTTTTACCTCTAAAAACCTCAGAAACTCTTTTCATACCGTTGTTCAAACCTTCGTATGCAATCATATCCACTTGAGAATTATCATCACCATCTATAATTAATTTACAATCATCAGATACTCTTTGAATAGCAAGTTTCATTAAATCAATATTAAGATTTTGTGCTTCAATTATATAAACAATAGAATTTGTTCCTGAGGTATCATAACCCCTTATATCTGAAAAAGGGAGTATTTCAAGACTTCCTCTTTCTATTAATTGATATACACCTTCCATGCCTCCTAATTTAGAAGAAAACATACTGCCTACAAAGCTATCTAGTATTTTCTCTAGTCTTGAACCTGGATAAAATCCTAATTTCCCAGAGTTCCTAGAGCTTAAAGGGTTACAAAATACAATTAATTTTTCATATTTCCCACTTTCAATCATTGATAAAGAGTAAGCAAGGCATAAAAGTGACTTTCCAGTGCCAGCCTTACCCCTAACTAAAGACATTTTATTATTAATAAGACTATCAATTAGACAACTTTGATAGATATCCAATGGCTTAATTTTTCCTATTATTTTAGAATTCAATGTTTTATTATTGAAAGTTACTATTCCATCACTTGTATACCTTAATTTATCAATTATTTTTTTATTTTTTTTATCTCTCACTATCAAATACTCATTTTCGTATAAGTTACATGGATTATTTTTCGGATTTTCATATATTCCAGCTAACCATTTACTATCTTTTTCATTTTGATTATCTATGTAAACTTCTTTATAACCTTTATATTCATCATCTTCATCATTAGATAATTTTTCTACTCTTAGATTAAAAAAATTCTTAGCAAATATTTCACACAATAAATCATCAGTTATAAATATTACTTCGTTATATGTATTTTCTTTTACGGCACTAGCAATAATTAGATTATCATTTGTAGATTTTAAATTCACACTTTCTATAATGCTATAATGATTATCTTGCAAAGGTATTACATTTAATTTATCTTGATTCTCTAAAAGAATTCTCACAACCCTTCTTGCTAGAAATTTAATTTCTTCATCTTTTCTATTTGATGTTTTTATATTTTCTAATTCTTCTAAACTGATACTGGAAATATAAATATTATCTAAGTTTTTTAATTTATCTGCATAATTTAGTAAAGCATTGGTATCTAAAAAATATTTATCTTTAATTTCTGGGTCGTTAGAAATTTTACTCTCTCCCTTCAAAGTACATAAGGATATTTTATAGTTGTTATATGATTAAGGATTTCTTGGGTCATACTCATCTCCAAACTCACTATTTTTCTTATAATAAAAAGAAAATGGCATATTCATTCTAAAATACTTACTATCTCTTTTATCACTACTACTATTTAATTTATTTAATTCTTTATATATAATTTTTGCTTTTGACCAACATTTTTTCAAAGACCATTTCGGATTTTCTTTTTTATATTGATGGGCTATTTCTCCTAATGTCCATCTTGAATTTTCTTTATCTTTCAGAATACCACCTCTTTTGATGTAAATAAAAACCTACCCCTTATATAGTGCAACTTTACCCCCACTTTATAGGGAAGATTTTGTTAAATTTCATATATTTCATCATATTTTATATAATTTCTTAATATTGCTAATGA